GTAGCAAGGAGAGATGTTATGGTAGTCTGTGCTGCGGCTATAGCTACGTCTATTGTATTGTCTGCATCCTGATAAGTTACAGTAACGCCTGTCTCTGTATTACTAGAGAACATAGCACCAGTAGTATCTGATATAACTTCTGCTAGAGTTACACCACCAACAGTAATAGCATCAGCTTCTAACGTGCCATCAAAGTCGCCATCCACTGCATCTATGTTACCCTTAAATACAGTTGCTGTTACCGTGCCTGTACTTGGATTGTAACTTAAATTACCATCCATCTCTAAGCCAACATTTCCTGTGCTTGATGTTGCACCCTCTACGAAAGCAATTAAGTTTTCTTCATCAGTGCTTTCATTGTCCGTAACCAGTACGTGAGCAGAGTTTGTAGCGTTAGTAACTGTTGTTCCTGCTATCACTGTTGCTAATGCAGTGCCACCTACGGTAATAGCATCAGCTTCAAGTGTACCATCAAAGTCACCGTCTACAGCGTCTATGTTACCTTTAAATATAGTAGCACTCACTGTTCCTGTACTTGGATTGTAAGCAAAGTTACCGTCCATTTCTAAGCCAACATTACCTGTAGTTGAGGTAGCCCCTTCTACAAAAGTAATAAGGTTTTCTTCATCTGTACTTTCGTTATCAGTAACTAAAACATGAGCAGAATTTGTTGCATCAGTAACGGTTGTTCCTGCAATAACGGTAGCCAGTGCTGTACCACCAACAGTAATAGCGTCTGCTTCTAGTGTACCATCAAAATCCCCGTCTACAGCATCAATGTTACCTTTAAATATAGTAGCAGTAACAGTACCTGTACTTGGGTTATAACTAAAGTTACCATCACTTTCTAAACCTACATTACCAGTTGCTGAAGCATCTTCTATAAAGGTAATAAGATTTTCTTCATCGGTGCTTTCATTATCCGCAACACTTACATGTACTGCATTAGTTGCATTAGTTGCATTAGTAACGGTTGTTCCTGCAATTACTGTGGATAATGCTGTGCCATCTACTGTGATTGCATCAGCCTCTAGTGTACCATCAATGTCAGCATCACCAGAAATATCTAAACTAACAGCATCTAATTCACCTGCTATAGTAACAATACCATTAGATAGCGTTATTAAATCTGTATCGTCTGTATGTCCAATCGTTGCACCGTTAATAAGTACATCATCAATATCAAGTGAGCCACCAGATATTAGCCCTGTAGTTGTAATTGTAGACGAGCCAGTATCGATAGCTCCAAAACCAGATGTAATAGAACCAGAGTTTAATGCTCCTACAGTAGTAGCGGCTGTTGTTACAAGATTAGGCATAGCCGTAATCTCATCATCAAAATAGGCAGCTAAGTCAGTGACCGCCACCTGTTTCATAGTTCCAGCATCATTGAATACAACACGGTCTGCGTCAACTACAGTAGTAGCAGATGCAGATGTGTCACCATCCATAATGTTTAATTCAGCAGTTGTTACTGTTGCACCATCAAGTATCTCAAGTTCAGCTTCAGATATCCCAGCACTACCAATAGTTAGTGTGCCAGATATGTCTACGTTACCGTTTATGTCTATAGTTGTAGCGGCTAACTGTATTTCAGTATCTGCTATAAGGTCTAGCTGTCCGTCTGTGCTTGAGTGGATATATATTGCCGTGTCACGGAATTGTAATTTTTCTGTAGAAGCAATAAGTAGGTCATCAGAAAACTCAAAGTAATCTTCGTCTTCTTTCCATGTAATAACACCATCACTAGTATTAGCATCGAATGTTATAACAATATCTGTATCAACACCTGTACCAATAGTAATTGCATTACTTAACAACTTCGATATAGGACCACCTTCACCAGTAGTTCCATCGTGTGTATGTCCTGTGCTAGATGCCGCAAAAGCTACTAACTGGTCAAACTCGTCATTGCTATCAGCAGCATTAATAGTATCACCATCAGCAAAGGTGGATTGTCTTGTGTAAGTTGCTCCCATTAGCGTCTAGCCCCTAATTGATATTCCATTTGAAATCCTTTTAATGAGTACGTACCTGTAGCAGTTGCACCATCTTCTACTCGCAAAGCTACAGCAAATCCTGAACCTTCCACAGACTTTCGTACAATTGGTTGTGAAGGACCACCGTATGATGCTGACCCATACACAGAAGAACCGTAGATACCTGCAACATTTAAACTATCTAATGGATAAGCGGCAGGTCTTGTTGAGTTTTTATCTTCATAATCATAACGTACAAACATGTCTGCATCAATGGTTGATTCAGGTGCATAGTTAATATTTACACGATGCATATGCTTTCTAATACCGGGGTCGCCAAAAGTTAAATCAGGGCTTCTATATTTTCCTTTAATTAAAGCACCATTAAAAGTAGACCCTTGGTCTTGCCGATATATAAAGCCATCAAAGCCACCATGTATGGCTAATACATTACCAGATTCTACTAGTGTGTCTGTACTAGCAGGTTTAATACCTTTGACTTCTGCAAATTCAAAACCTGTAGATTTTTGTACACAAATAACTCCTGTAGTTGCTTGCTCTGTACCATCTTTGTTAAAGAAAACACGATATTGAGTTTTATCAGGTATTACTATAGATTCAAAGGTAGCGGAATCGGGTAAACTTTCTTGGAACAAAGGTTGTACATTAGAACTAATAGTACCAAGTTCCACGTCACCAATTCTTGCAGTACCAGCAATTGTACGTAATCCATCTGGTCCTAAGAAAATTAAATCCCCAGCAAATTCCTGTATCGTAAATCCGTTTACACAACCAATGTTACGAGTAATAGCTTGTACAGCAAAGGTAGCAAGAGATGAACCTGTTAATTTAAATATCCTATTTTCACAAAATATAAATAACTCACCACGAAAAACTTTAAGACCTGTTACAGTATCATCAACTTTTATACTACCAGCACCCTGTCCTGAATTAAAGCCGTCCTCATCAAACGGTTCACTGAATACAATCTCTTGCGGTGAAGATGATTTACCAGCGTAAAACATATGGTTTTTAAAGGCAGCTACAAATTTAGAACCTGCAACTGAACTTTCACTTACATCTGTAGCAGATAATGAAGCATTAAATACTGTTGGTGCATTAACTTGGTCAACAACAATTATCTTTTCTGTGCCATCAAAATTAAATCTTTCAAACTTATACTTTAATGCGCCTGTTCTGCCACTATCTATACTTGTCCACGTTTGTGATACTACACTATCTCGTGCATGTGTAGCGGCAGTTGTGCTACTAGTTGCTCGTGTTACGCCTGTAAATGTAGTAGACGTTATACCTGTATAAGTGAATATCTCATTAGATATTTGAATAGTACCACTTGCAGTAAAAGAAGCTGTTGAATTTACAGTTATAGTACCCGAACCTGTCATACCTTCGCTAGATAAAAATTTCTGTTGTACTGTAGTAGAAGCAGAACTAAATATGCTTGTACCTCTAGCCGCAAGAACAAAGTTATTAAACAGAGCAGACATTAAAATAGGTTCACTTGAGCTAGTAGTCTCTGGTACAAGTTGATGCACAAACGGTTGAAAACCATTAATGCGCTTATACCCACCTGCAATATCAGGCTCAAAGTTAGTTAACTCCAACGCCTGTCCGGGCTTCATAATAAAAGTAGACTGGTTTAATACTAAACCACCCTCACAGTTAAATGCGAGAAAAGTAGCCTCTGCCATTAAAGTACCCTTGCACCAGCAGAACCCATAGAGTTACCTGCATTTGGAATATATGTAGACCTAACATAATCAAACTTATTAATTAATAAAGTCTGCATGTGTTTAATGCCATCTTCAAATCTAGCAAAGTTAATGCCGTACTGTTGTGTATCACCACGATACTGATATAAAAATGCTGTAGCACCGTCTGCTATAACAGGAGAAAATCTATCGGGTACAGTTGTGGTATCATCATGTGCTGACAAATCAGCAGGAAATGTAAAGAAATCAAACTTTAGTGTGTATGCTTTATTAGGAAAAGGATATAGCAAATAATTATTATCTAATGTTCTAACAATGTGTAGTGGAACACCACCATGTTCAAACTGTGCTACTTGTACGCCAGTAGCATGTGCTGATGCTGTAGTACCTTGTGTTGCTCTAGTAACACCTGTTAAATCATTTCCAGATATAGCTGTGTAGGAAATTATTTCATTTCCAATAAATGCACTTCCTGATGCATTAAATCCTGTAGTCGATGTAAGTGTTAAAGTAGTAACAGAATTAGAGTGAGAGCCGTTTAAAGTAGTTGTGACTACCTCATCTTCTTGTGTAATGTATGCATCAATATATTCATTATAGTCTAACTTTACTAACTTACCACCCGATACACCTAAGTCTTGGTCTTTAACAATTCTAAAAGTATTGTAGTCAACCGTTTTTGTTGAAGCAGGTAAAGTATATCTTACTGTTCCGGGTACAAGTGTTTCAGTCTGAGATGAATGATTAAAAGGATAATTAAATTCTCTTTGATTGATATATCTGAGGGCTTCATTTACAGCATTTTTAGCTTGTACTTGAATGCCTCGTGCAGATGCGAATGTAGAAGATGTTAATTCAACTTCATTAAGTCTAACTAAAACTTTATTTGTAAGAGTAAGGAACGATTCAGCCATTTAATATACCTATAATGAAGAAGTAAAAGGGGCAACTTTTGCGCTGCCCCTCTAGGTTAGTTATGCTAATGTATCGCGGTCTACTTCGTTAGCCCCAAAATCAGTTGCATTCTGGGATTCTAAATCAATACAAACAGCAAACATACGTAGTGAGCCACCTGTAGTTGTACCTGTCATCGCTTGGATTTCAAGGTCAATAGTATCCGTTGCATTAACTACAACAGGAGCAAAAGCAGCAGGAGTTGCAGCAAAAGCACCAGCAGATGCAGCATCAAAGTCGAAACCGTCAACAAAATTGTCTAAGTCTCCACCAGTGATACCGAAGTCAAAGTCGGTGTTTGATGATGTTCCTGCGTGTACAGTAAGAACTTGCAAACCAGCATGTAGAATCAATGTATTCGCAGGAATAGTTAATCCCGGAATAACATCATTCGCTGCTAGTGCAGTACCCTTATCTGCCGTTGCTTTTGCAAAGTCAAGCACTCCTTCAATCATAAAAGGAACACCAGTGTTGCGTCTGGAACGACCGTATATATTAACAGTAGAAGTTGTTTGTGCGCCTAAAGCCATAATTCAGTCCTCCTATGCTAAGTGGTAAATGGCGTTAACAAGAGCTTCAGGACGAAGAATCTTGCGACCATACAAATGCATACCACGAACGATGTCAGAAAAACTGTCAGGGTCACGATATGTCTCTGTTTTGTTGATTTGCTCGGCTGTAGCTACAGCAGAACTATGCCCTGCAACAATCACACCAAAGTTGGTTGAAGAGTTCGTGCCAGTAGTGGCAGGACCTGTACCAAGTGAAGGTAGATTATTAGAGGTGTACACAGTGAAACCATGAATCTGTGTACCAACTTGACCGTTCTGAAGACCAGAACCACCAAAGTCAGCATTGAATAGACGAGAATCCTCATCTTTCAATAGCTCCATGAATACTGGGTCAACAACCAACCAACGTCCGTTAGAATCAACATTTTGCTGGTCTAGCAAACGTGACATACGAGCGATAACTGTCAATGGGAATGTATCCCCAGCGGCAGGAGTTGAATCAGTAGCACCACCTGTACGTGGCTGAAGTGCAAGTGCATCACCAGAAGAACCACCAAAAGATAGTGCATCAATTTTCATTGAAGACAATAACTCGTCAGTTCCAGCAGTTGCGACAGATACTGTACCATTAGTAACATCGTTTACTGCATTAGGTGTACCGTGAATAGCAGATTGCTTGTAACCTGACATATAACCAAGAACGTCTTGGTCAAACTGGTCAGCCAAACGATAAGCAGCGCGGTCACTTGCTAGTTGTTGGAAGTTTATATGTGAATGTGCTTCCTCAATATCATCAACTTTAAAAGCATAATAGTTAGCTTTGTCAATAGTTAATGTAAAGTCTTCGTCATCAAGGTCTTGTGGTGTGATAACACTTCCACGAGCATATGCCTTGACTGTGATTTCGGGTTCTTTGATAATCTTAACGGAATCACCCATTTGTGTAATCTCACCAAAGTAGTCACTGTTGGTGATAGCTTCAGCAACGGCAGACTTGCGGAAAGCAAGTTGCACCTGTTTGCTGTAAATTACAGGTGAGAAATTACCGTTAGGAAGATTACCGTAACCAGTAGCGGTAGTAAAAGCCATTTGACTTTCTCCTAAAGTTAAGTTTCATTTTAAACAGATACAAACTTACAAGACTATTAGAGGCTAATGTTTTTAGGTGTGACTGTACGGGTCAGGCTAAAACAATTAGGTAATCCGAAGAGTTGTTCGTTTGCTGATACGTGTACACAAATTCGTTTGCAAATAACCCTTTGTATATACGTTACGTGTAGACAAAATTCACTAACATGATGGGCAATTTCGTTTGGAAATAACCCTTTGTCTACACGTTGTTGACTATAGTTATACTGATAAAGTATTACTTGTCAACTGTTTTTTCTTTTGGCACTTCAATAAAGTTCATATTCATGCTAAAAGACCTTCTTTCACCTTTTGTGTAAAATGGATATACACAGTGAAATAACTGAGAAGGGAACACATAGAAGTCACCAACTTGCGGTTTAACCACAAAGTTAGTACAGGTATATCCAGCAGCTGTACCGCTTGCAAATTGAATATGCCCATTAGCAGGATGATGGTCTTCATAGTCCTTCTCCCACTCTTCTTCTATTCCTTCTGGTAATTTTAAATACCCTACACACGATAACCTAGAACCAGTATGTATATGCAGGGGATTGTATTCGTTTTCAAATTGCCGTACAAACCAACCAGAGACTACTTGTAATCCATAGTTAAACTTGTCATGGTTCATTTTTTTATT